ACTGCGCACTCCGCGCGGATTGCTACAAGAACACCAACTACGCCTGGGAAGAGATTGTGAACCATCTCAATGGGTGACATCCAAGTACGAACCCCCGGTGCTCACAAGCTCCACGACATTCGGAACAAGAAGACCGGAAAAGTAATCCCATGTGGCTGTGCCACCGCCGAGAACACCACGCCACAAACGCCAGTGAGTCGATGCCCATGTGGTGCGCTCTATTTGCGAGATGTGGTGGTGTCCTTCGTCGCCTTCATTTGCTACGACTGCAAAAGAGCCGTTAACGTCTGGGTCCAGCTCCGGGAATTGCCCAGACTCGACTAAGTGGATCGTGCCACCTACAACATGTACCCTAAAGTACCTGTTTGCCCTACCATTAGGCGACCTCGGCGTAAAGTGCTAAGATCTGATCTATGCGCAAACCTCCAAAGGGCTCGTCTTCCCCGCCTCGTCTAGAGGACTTTGAAGGAGAGGAAGAGACGACAACACCCGCCTCACGGAACGCCGGTCACGGGTTAGCTCTAGCCCTATCGACATGGCCTGTAGTGTGTATGGACGATCTGACTCCACCACCAGGGTGGGATCCAACTGAGCGCCAACTAATCGACAGTAGGTCTGTCTTAGCTTTGCCTCCGAAGGAACCGACAGAACCACAACGTGGACGTCTGGAGGGTGTCGCTCGCTTCCTGCGCCGGCTGCGTGTGCTACCTGCGCGGCGATCATCCCGAAAGGAAGGTCGTTTCTAACCACTATATACTGCGTTAGCGGCTTCTCTCTTTTTGGCTTTATAGCGCCGCTGTGCTTCAGACGTGCAGTCTCGGCAGCGTCTGTGCCCCATTCTTGTGAGGAGCAGCTTGTCGCCAAACATTGCGTGCCCCTTTGGGCAGAAGAGGGTGCTATGCCTTGCAGGGGTTCCGCGCTTTCTCCTGTGATCTTCGTCGCGGATGCGGGAGCAAGCTCTGCAAATACGGGTGGTCCCGAGGAGCGTTGTGTTCTCCGTGGTGAATATATGCCCCCTAGAACACTCATTCCTCTCACCCCTTGCCACATTCTCATGGTGAGAGACCGCCTCAAGGTGCTCAGGGTTGACGCACACTGGCGTCCGGCAGAGATGGTCCAGCTCAAGGCCGTCTGGTACTGGCCCGACAAGCATCTGATAAGCGAAGCTGTGGGCTCGTTGCAGGACTCCATCAAACCAGAACCGTCCATACGGGTCTGCGTATGCGGTCCATAACCAGCAACCAGTGTTGGGCTCAACCACGAACTTGTTAGTGAAGCGTTCGGGGAGTCTTGTGTATGGGTCGAAAAGCATCGGGGGAGAGGACTAGCGTCCTTTTGACTGTCAATCGCGGTTCATGTCTACACAATGCACCTGGAGCTGGCGCGTGTCAAGCCCATCGATCTTTTTTATCAAGGTCGGCACGCACCTCTTGCCGCGTTAGGTTCTCACCACCCCCGCAACGGCGAGGATTGCCACAACCCCAACAGGAGCAAGGGCTTCTAGTAGTGGATCGCATTCCGACGAATCTAGCATCTAGATCAAATCGGATGGTATCACTCCAACGACGGAGGACCCGACGAGCACGGGCCTTCATACGGTTCGACTGGTATCGACGGTACGATCTTGAACGGGACATTTGCACAACCTTTGTGAGCCCCGGCCAATATAGACGGGGCTAAATAGTGGTGTGATTGCGCATGTGTGGAACTTTATCATAAAGAAAAGAGCTTGACACCCGTCAAAAATTAGAATGAAATTAAGATCTTAGTGAGCAGTCAACGGAAATTCATATTCGATGATGGTGCAAGAAACACTTTTCTTGAGTCATTGCGGCGCACAGGGCTGGTGGCGACCTCTGCCAAATTGGTGGGTGTCAACAGTAGGCGGATCAAGTCTGAGTGCGAAGTGGACAAAGAGTTCGCAGCAGACATGCAGGAAGCCCTCTTGGAGTATTCCGAGAGAATCCAGGCAGAGCTTCATCGACGCGCCGTCGATGGTGTACCGGAGACGGTCTATTTTCAAGGCGTCCCCTGTGGCACGAAGATCAATTATAGCGACTCCCTGCTGACCACACTGGTCAAGGCCAAGAGCCCCGAGTTCCGCGAGAAGATCGCCGTGGACACCACCATCCACGGAGGTGTGCTCTTGACGCTACCGCCTGCGCAGAGTCAAGAAGCTTGGCTAGAGTCCACGAAGCCAAAGCAGTTAGAAGCATCGAGCGAAGAAGAGACGCAGGAAGAGAGCATCATCGATGCCGAATTCACAGAACGATAGCGACAGCGAGATCATTTGGAAGGTTGATGAAGAAGATAACCTTCGCGCCTACCACAAGGCTAACCAAAACAAACCAGTGATCTGGGCTCCCCAGCCCGGTAGCCAGGCAGCGTTCTTGTCATGTCCGGTAACGGAGGTTCTCTATTCTGGGACGCGCGGCCCAGGGAAAATGCAACCCCTTGATGCGAGGGTGATGGGAGAGATTGCCTGGACCACGATGGGGGAACTAAAAGTAGGTCAGAGAATTAAAACCGCAAGGGGTACGCTCTCACCAATCACGCATATCTTCGAGCATAAAAATAGGGACATATACCGAGTCACATTTGACGACGGATCTAGTACGGAAGCAGGAGACGAACACCTTTGGAAATACAAGGTGACAGAGCTTCGTAGAAAGTCACTTCCGCACAATTGGCACGTCAATGACACACTTGAAATGAAGCGTCTGTTAGATCACGGGTATGCGGTTTTGATCCCAACAGTGGACCCAGTACCGATGAGACAGCCACCAAGACTCAAGAAGCTTCCAATACCACCATATCTACTTGGACTGTGGCTAGGAGATGGCCACAGCACCTGGGCAGAAGGTAAAGGATCCGGTGGAAACAGGACAACATCCATCGGATTTACTAGCCATGATGAGTGCATGCTCGAAGTCTTCAGAGACTATGGGTTCACCAACACATCAGTGTATGGAGAATTGAGACTAACCAGATCAAATGACGTTAATGGTATGTATCTAGCGCTTCGTAAGATCAAGGCACACAGAGCGAAGGCTAACGGAAAATTTGTACCTACGTGCTATAAGCAGGCACCAATAGAAGTCCGAACTGCGGTACTACAAGGTTTGATGGACACGGATGGAACATGTTCAAAGGATGGCCACTGCTCGTTCACAAGTGTTAGTGAACAACTGGCCAAGGATGTTCAGGAGCTGGCGTGGTCGCTTGGGGCAAAGGCGTCAATACATAAAAACCCCAGTTTTCTTAATGGTGTTCGTTATCAGGATCATTACGACGTATCTATTCAACCGGCTGGAAAATTTCAACCATTCCGTCTACAGCGTAAGCAAGGCCGGGTGTACCCGTACATGCACGAAGACTTAACACGCCGAGTTAAGTCGATCGAATATGTTGGGAAGCGGGATGCACGCTGTATACGCATCGACGACTTAGAACACCTCTACATCACCGATGATTACATCGTCACGCATAACACCGATGCACTGTTAATGGACTTCTGCCAGCACGTGGGACAGGGTCTCAAAGAAGACTGGCGAGGCATACTTTTTCGTAGGACATTTCCCGAGCTAAAGGACGTTATAGCAAAGGCCAATAAGTGGTTCCCCCAGATCTTCCCCACTGCCCGATACAATAAATCAGAACATACGTGGTCCTTTGCAGATGGGGAGCAGCTGATCTTTGGTTTCATGGAAAAGGAAGAGGACTACTGGAAATATCATGGTCATGGTTTTCCGTGGATAGGTTGGGAGGAATTAACAAACTGGCCAACGGATGTGCTCTTCAAAAGGATGTTTTCTACGAACCGATCATCCAATAAGAATGTACCAAGGAAGATCAGAGCAACTTGTAATCCGAGCGGGGTAGGTCACAATTGGACAAAGATCAGATACGGCCTACCAACACTTCCCGGGCAGTTAGCAACTAAGATCATAAAGACACCAGGAGAGCCAGATCGTGTTGCGATCCATGGAACCATTCATGAGAACAAGATCCTGCTGCATGCGGATCCGACCTACATAGACACCCTCCGGGCATCCTGCTCAAGCCCCGCCGAAGAAGCCGCCTGGATCGAGGGTAGCTGGGACATCACCAGTGGTGGTATGTTCGACGACCTCTGGGATCGAGACATCCACATTATCCAGGGGATCACTCCACAAATTATCCCGCGAGGTTGGCACATGGACCGAAGCTACGATCATGGGCAAAGTAAACCATTTTCAGTAGGTTGGTGGGCTCAGTCCAATGGAGAACCCCTGATCTTACCATCGGGCCAAGTAGTTGGACAAGTCCGGGGGGACCTGATACGCATCCAAGAATGGTACGGATGGGATGGCACCCCTGATAAGGGCCTCCGCATGACCGCCTCCGAGATAGCCGTTGGAATACGCGAACGACAGAGAGAGATGTGTATTGACACTCGGGTCCGTCCTGGTGTTGCTGATGGCTCTATATTCGATCAGTGGGAACCGGGTAAGAGCATCCAGGGGGACATGCGAAAGAAGGGTGTCAAGTGGCTCCGAGCTGACAAAGGACCTGGCACCCGCGTCCAGGGGTGGCAGCAAATCCGAGAGATGCTCAAGAACGCCAAGCCCAAAGAAGGCCACCGGGAAGAGCCAGGTCTCTTCGTGTCCGATCTGTGCACCCAGTTCCTGCGAACCTTCCCGGTCCTATCCCGGGATAAAAAAAACCCAGAAGACGTTGACACCGATATCGAGGACCATATCGCTGATGAGGTAAGGTACCGCTGTCGTGCCAAGCAGGCGAAGCGGACCACGATGTTTCAAGGGTGAAAATATACCAACAAGCACTGGTATTAACAGGTAGGTACGACATGGAAAAAAAATCAAAAGGACCGGCAAATCCATCGGCAGCACGGCAGCGAATGCTTCCGATGTGGCGCTTGATGGACGCCCTTCTCGGTGGCACCGAGACCATGCGCAACGCAGGGAAGGAGTACCTCACGCAACACACGGGCGAGGTGGAGTCCCGGTACCGCGAGAGACTTGCCAACGCGACCTTGTGGAACCAACTGGAGATCACTCTCGGCGGTTGGGTTGGACGACCCTTCCGTGATCCGCTGAAGCTCAACGACGATGTGCCGAAGGAGATCGCAGATATCTCCGACGACATAGATCGCATGGGCACGAACATCGACACGTTTGCCCGCCACTGGTTTGAGCGTGGTATTGCAAAGGCGTTCTGCCACGTTCTTATTGAGGCACCAACAGTCAAGCCGAACGAGGACGGCAGCCCACTCACGAAGGCACAGGCTGATGCGCAGAACCTGCGACCGTACTGGTGTCTGATCGAACCAGACGATATCATTGCGGCTAGATCAGAGGTAATCGACGGTAGAGAGGTTTACACCCACGTCCGCATCCACGAACTTATTCTCGTAGAAGACCCCAAGGATCAATTCAGTGAGGTTTTGGAAGAGCGTATCCGCGTCTATGATCGGTATGATGACGGTGTAGCCGTTACTATTTACAAGCGAGACAAAGACAAGGATGTGGATTCCGCAGAGGGTTGGTTCATAGAAGACGAACCCATAGTTCTAGGTATCCCTGAAATACCTCTCATCACGTTCTACTCCAACCGCCAAGGCTTCCTCCTGGGCAAGAGCCCACTGCAAGATCTGGCAGAGCTAAACAAGAAGCACTGGAACAGCCAGAGCGATCAAGACAACATCTTGATGATTGCCAGGTTCCCAATCCTGGCAGCCAGTGGTGTGACAAGCATTGACGGTAGTGATCCTCTCAGCGGCGACCCGCAAGCAGGTAAGGATTTCAACGGAACCAAGGGTACGGTCATCGGCCCATACAACGTCTTAGTCAGCGAAGAGGTTGGATCAAAGTTCTATTACGTTGAGCACAGTGGCAAGGCTATCAAGACTGGACAAGACAGCCTTGATACACTGGAAGCCAAGATGGCTGCTTACGGCAGCGAGTTCCTTAAGAAATCTCCCGACAGACAAACTGCCACAGCTCGTACCTTGGACTCACAGGAGTCAGTTAGCCCGTTGCAGTCAATCACACTGAGTTTCATTGACGCCATGCAGACCGCACTAGCCCTCACAGCTCGGTGGATGAAGCTATCCACCAATGAGGGGAAGGTGGACGAGACGTTTTATGGTGGCACTGTCCAGCTTGTAACCGACTTTGGTCCAGAGAACGCAAGTGATGCGGACGTGAAAGCTCTCCTCGAGTCCACGAAACTAGGGATGCTTAGTGGCCCACAATTGCGCAGAGAGCTGCGCAGGAGAGGTGTTCTTGCCGATGATTTCGATGAAGAGGCGAACCAGAAAGAACTGGACGAAGAACTGCTCAGGCTCCCCGCACCTGGCAAGGACCTAGATCCACAACCCGAACCAGCCGAAAACAAGAAAGAAAAAGATGACACCACTGAATAGAGATGGCAAAGAAGCCAACAAGATCATTGCCGAGTCTACTGAGATGTCGAAGACCATGGCGCTAATGATCTTCGGCTTTGGCCGAACCATGACCCTGCTTACGCTCAAGCCGAAGCAGGCTGCTGCGCACTGCATACAGGCCGTGGATCAGCTGAAGCTGATGGCTAACCAGATGACAGCACTCGCCGAACGAATCGTCGAGTGGGACGAGAAGAAACTCATTGTGCCAGGAAAGACCATTGTAGGTGCCGACAACAAACCCCTTCAGCGCTGAAGAGAAGCGCAACAAGCTCATCCTGTGGGTCGCTGATATGAGCGAGGATGAGGTGCGTGTGGCCTACATGTTCATTGCGAAGTTCATGGGGGAGGGGCGCAAAGAGTATGGGCCACTTGATCTGAAGACCGAGAAGCGAACACTCACTGAGTTCATGCACGAGGGGGCCGACGAGGTCGCGGATGGGCTGTTCTATGTGTTTGTCAAAATGATGATGCAGATGGATCAATATGATCTGGTTGTGTCGATGCATGAAGAGAAGTAGTGGCCGAGCACGACATCATAGATGGGGCGATCCGCAACGAGATCAGTCTCCAGCGGTACATCCGTCGTGAGGTGCGCCTCATGCTTGAGATGTTCGAGGACTATGACATCAAGCTCGCAAGGATCATACGAAGGATGTATCGCGAGAAGATGGGTACTACCAGCGCTCAGTACCGGTCGATGATTGCGACCATCCAGGCCAAACGGTCTGAGATGATCGACAAGGCAGACAAGGCCCTGCACAGCGTTTTAGAAGCTGTGGGAGCCACCGAGTACGAGAAGGAGTGGGAGCTTCTTCTGGCAGCACTTGGCCTCGCCGGCAAGATGCCCAAGATGCCCAACCCATCAGACGCACTCGATGAGCCACTTGCCTCGGGGGCCTCCAGCGCGTCCACCCTGGGTGTATGGATTGCTGCCCTGAAGGCTGTGGACTTCGCCAGGATTCGGGATGCGCTGGCGTTGGCGGCCTCGCAGGAGGAGTCCGTTGACTCGGCAGTGGCCAGAACGGTGGGTACCAAGGATAGAGAGTTCCGTGATGGTGTTGCGGCCTTGAGTAGAAACAACGCCCGCGCACTGGTGGCCACGGCGATTGCCCATGTGGCTCAGTGGATGCGACACAGGCTCTGGGGCAAGATCTCCCAGATCAGCGGGATGGTCTGGGTCTCGATCCTAGACGCAGTCACAACGGCAATTTGCCGGGCGCGGGACAACAAGGTTGTCATGTTTGACAACAATCAAGCACCAGAAGGTGCTACGCTACTGATCCCGCAGGGGGCACGTCCACCCGCACACCCCAATTGACGATCTAGAATGGTCGCCCTAGTTAGGGGACAAGGTATGCCGACACGAGAGACCTTCGACGAATTTTTACGAGCACAGACACCAGCGAACCAAAATAAGATTTTGGGTGATGCCAAGGCCGAAATGTTTCGGAATGGGGAAGTCACCCTGGAGGGCTTCGTCGATGACCTCGGCGAAGAGCTAACAATTAAACAGCTACGGGCAACATAGAGAAACGGGAGAGACGCGATGACTTTCAAATTCGGAGAGAACGAAACAGTAGCCGACCTAGAGGTGGTAGATGAGAATCTACGACCGTTTTATGTCAAGAATGAAGGCAGCGAGGCTTTCACTATTCGAGAAGATCTACAAGGTGTAGCTAAAGCCTGGGACGGCATCAATAACGCCAACGCCAGCATCAGAAAAGAGAACAAGAATCTTTCTACAGGTAAGATTGATCTTGCAGGTCTCTCTGAGTATGGAACCACGCCTGCAGAGATCCTGGAGACCTTCAAAACGCGCACCAAAGAGATGAACGATGCGCTTGAGAAGAAGGAAGGACATGTCAATCCTGAGAAGATCAGGGTTGAGATGAAGAAGGCCCACACCGCTGAGCTTGAGGAAGTGAACAAGCGTGCGGGGTCTTACAAAGAGCAGCTCTACAACACCCTGGTCACCAACGAAGCCATGAAGGCCATCAGTGAGCACAAGGGCAACGCCGATCTGCTCCTCGGTTTTGTGACCAAGAGCGTGGTCATGAAGGATGTTGATGGCCGGCTTGAGCCCTGGGTCATCGACGAGGACGGCGACCGCCGAATGGGCGGGGCCGGATCCTACATGACGGTCCCTGAGTTGGTGAAGAACATGAAGGGCGAGAAGAAGTACGCAGCCCTGTTCGATGCCGATGTGACCAACGGGTCAAACGCACCAAACAACCGCTCGCCGAGCGGGGGTCCCCAACCTGCAGGACAGAAACGCAGTGCATCGGATCGAATCCAGGCGGCTTTGGAAAAGCGCGCTGGTAGGTGATACATACACATACACGCTGAGATCATTGGCCACTTTTGAAAAGAAGTGGCCTTTTGACCTTAAACGGTTGACATTCATAAACTCTCAATAGTAGGTTAATAACCAACTGATCACAAGGGCGACCCTGGTGATCGAATTCAATCCCCGAGCGATTCGGATCCGATCAAACCCCTTTTTAACCAGGAGGCCCAATCATGGCCAGCATTACCCTTGCGGAATCCGCAAAACTCTCTCAAGACGATATGGTCATCGGCCTCATCGAGTCGATTGTCACCGTAGACAAGTTTTTCCAGATGGTCCCTTTCGATGGGCTTGAAGGCAACGCGATTGCTTACAATCGCGAGTTGACCGTTGGCACGGTTGCAACGGTCGCCGTTGGTGAAGACATCGGTGCCGGTGCCACTTCTGGCAACAACCAGACAGAGCGACAGGCTGCCAAGGACGCTGCGACCTTCACCCAGGTCACTAGCGCACTCACCACGATCATGGGTGATGCGGAAGTCAACCAGCTCATTCAGCAGACTCGATCTGACAAGAATGATCAGACTGGTGTCCAGATCGCATCGAAGGCCAAGAGCGCTGGACGTAAGTACCAGAACCTCCTGATCAACGGTGTTGCTGGTGCGAACAACGAGTTCGCTGGCCTGCTCACGCTGGTACCTGCCGCTCAGAAGGTCGGCACCGCTGCGAACGGAGAGAACCTCTCCTTCGCAATCCTCGACGAGCTGATGGATCTTCCCATCGACAAGGATGGTCAAGTTGACTACTTCCTTATGCCTCGTCGAACCCTCCGCGCCTACCAAGCTCTGCTTCGTGGTCTCGGTGGAGCGAGCATCGGAGATGTCGTCTCCCTCCCAGATGGAACTCAGGTTCCTGCCTACCGTAACGTTCCAATCTTCGTGAACGACTACATCCCAGTTGATCAGGTCAAAGGTGCCTCGGGCGCTGTCTGCACCACGATCTTCGCCGGTACCTTCGACGACGGATCACGAACCATCGGTATCGCTGGCCTTACAGCCCAGAACCAGATGGGTCTTCACGTCGAAGACGTCGGCATCCACTTCACTCGCGATGAGCGTGTGTGGCGTGTCAAGTGGTACTGCGGTCTGGCTCTGTTCTCCGAGCTTGGTATCGCCAGCGCGGACGGCATCCTCAACTAAGTCCGACTCGCACGCGACGATCCATAGTCGCTGTGAACCCCTAGCCCCCTTCGTGACAACGGAGGGGGTTTAGGACGTGAACACCTAGAACGAATCCAACAGGAAAGATCACAATGCAAATTGAACTTCACATGGTGGGCCACCACAAGAACTCAAACATCAACATCAAAGGTGTTCAGTTTAAGAGTGGCAAGGCGACTGTCACAGGTGCCGACGAGCTTGTCGGTAACATCTGCAAATACCTTGAGGCATATGGAGCCTTCCAACCGCACATTGCAGAGCGAAAGCAGGCAGAGATCGACGGTGTGGGAGACCTTCTAGGTATCCGATCAGCCAAGCGAATGCAGGCCAAAGCCGAAGAGATGATGAAAGAGGCGAACGAGAAGATCTTGCGAGCCCAAGAGGCTGTTGAAGAGCGTCTTCAGGCTGAATCCAATCTTGAGCGCGAGGCAGCAGCTGCTGCGCTCTTAGCCGCCAAAGAGCGCAAAGACGCGGCAGAAGAGAAAGCAGAGGCACTCAATGGCGAAGTGGAGAATCGATCATCTTCCGAAGGACGGAGCAGTCAGTCATCTAGCCATCAAAAAGATTCCAAACAGGACAAGTCCAAAAACAGGTAACACCCAACAGGAGTTGGGCGAGCCGATCATAGAGATTCAAGGCGACGAAAACAGCGACCACGGGATGCCACTCG